ATTGTTGTAGATCACTCTCCCGATATAATAATGATCAGAGGCTTTATCAGAGACCGACTTTACCCGACAGAAGAGGTTTGGCAGAAGGAACCCAAGTTTGCTCATATCGGGAGTTTCAACTTTGTTGTGAAAAGGGATTTGTGGCTGAAGCACATTAAACGGTGGGATATTGCAAGAGGCGGGGATTTCAATTTCATCCGAGACGCTTATAAGGATGCAAAGAAGGTTTTTTGGCAAGACGAGGTTTACAGCAAAACAGTAGTCGTGAGTCGCGGGGCGGATGAACCGGGATATGAGGAGATGAAGTCGGTTCCGAAAGGAGCCGTGACTGTCATCACCTGTACTGGTGACCGTCCTGAAGCCTTTGAGCTTTGTAAGAAATGGATGGAGCGACAGACAAGGAAACCGGATCAATGGGTAGTCGTTGATGATGGCAAGACCCCTATTGTTCCTTGTGATGGGATGGACTATTTTTACAGGATGCCGTCTGATAAAGATCCGCCTCACACCCTTTGTCGAAATTTAAACATAGGGTTGTCTTTGGCTCTTTACGACAATATCATTATAATGGAGGATGATGATTGGTATGCTCCTGAATATATTGAGTATATGCTTGGGCTTCTTCAAAGGGGTGATCTTGTTGGTATAGAAAATCTGTTGTTTTACAACCTGATTTCCAAAGGTTATAATGAGAAGGGTCGGGCGAAACAGCCGCCTTTGGCGCAGACTGCTTTTACTCGGAAAGTCTTTCCAGCAGTTCAGAACCTTTGTAGAAATGCAGAGCAATTCCCAGAGATTTGGAATCGTGGTTTGATAGATGTGTATCTGTGGCAGACTTCAGAGATAGTGGGAGAACCAATACAGAAAGTTATTTTGACTGCCTCGTTGAAGTTGGCTAATAGTAAGGTTTTGACGAAGGGAATGGAGTTTACTGCTCCGAATATTCCAGCAAGTCTGATACGGCGGGCGCAAAGAAACAAAGGAGCGGTTTTTGCGAATGGGGTTAATCGGGAGACATTTCAGAAGCTTCGTGTGGTATCCCCTTCCCGCCTAGTTGTTGGAATGAAAGGAGTTCCTGGAAGAAAAGGCTTGACTTCAGCCCAGAATCCTGATAATGGTAAACTCAGAAGTGACCACGATTTAAAAGTATTGAAGAGTCTTATTGGTCGGGATGTTGGACTCTACAAGGATATGGGAGGATTGAATGAATAAAACAAAGATTACTTTAAAACGTGGGGATCTGTGCTTTTCTGCTGGTTCAGTTACAGCACTCTCTTCGGATTCAGATTCCGAAGAAACTCAAGAAAAGCTTGAAATGACAATTTATTCAGGAGGAGTCATTGAGAATCATTGGTTTTGGGGGAACCTGGCAATTGATGTCAATGGCATGAGCTTCCCAAAAAAGAAATTCCCTATCTTGTTCCGACACGATCTCGACAGAAAAATCGCTTTTGGCAAATCAGTCGATGTTTCCAAAAACTCTCTTGAACTGAGTGAAGCTACCTATGTGGATACAGAGGACAGTCGGGAATTTCGTAAACTTTCTAAAGAAGGGTTTCCGTTTGAGGCTTCTTTCCTTGCTATTCCCAGTAAGATTGAGGAAATAGGGGAGGGAGAAGAGGCAGAAGTAAATGGATTCACCTTCAAAGGCCCAGGAACAATCTGGCGTAAAAGTCAGTTTAAAGAGGCGTCGGTCTGTGAATTCGGATACGACCCTAATACACAATCGGCAGCCATGTCCGAGAACGTAGATATAATTGGTCTGCGTTATCATGGCAAAAACGAAGTGAAGGAGGAAACTTCAACGATGAATTTGGCGGAGCTGAAAGAAAAACATCCCGACCTTTACAAGGAAATTGTTGATGGTGTGAAGTCGGAGATGGAAGCAGCTTTCTCCAAAGAGAAAAAGACTCTTGAGACTGAGATTTCGACTCTCAAGGGAGAGCGTGACGCTTTCTCTCAGAAGGCGGAGGATCAGGACAAGAGGCTTGCATCTCTGGAGAAGGAAAATGCCCTCCGTGCAGAACGAGAAATTCGTTCGGATGCGGATGCGATTTTCAGCGACCAGTTTTCCAAAACTAACATTCCTGAAAGACTCTTTGCGAAGGTTCGCAAGATGGTTTCTCACGAAACCTTTGTAGCCGAAGGAAAGTTTGACAAGGAAGGTTTTGCGAAGGCGGTTTCTGAAGAACTCAAAGATTGGACTGTAGATGAGCCGACTTTTATGGGTTTCAGTACAGTTGTTGACAAGAACGATCCGGATAAGGTTTCCGGAGAAAAAGTAGATCAGGCGGCTGGTAGAATGTTTGGCCACCTGGGCATGAAACAGTAAGTGAAGGAGGAAAGCACAAATGGCGATTAAGCGTGTTGGTGGAAGCATCCCCCAGCTTAACAGGAATCCTGAAGGCGAAGGGATCAAACGGCTTTTCTTCTCCGAGCGTGATGTTGCCCTGATTTTTGACAAAACTGTTCAGGGTGGGTTCGGCTATCTTCAGGCTGGTACTGTGATGGCTATCAACAAATCTTCGACGGGAGATGGTGTTGGGAAGCTTGTTCCCTATGTACCCGTTGTCGAGGGTATCACTTTTGGAGAAGATTCTGCTCTCGGCGCCTCTGTCCTCTTGCAGGATGCGACGGCGACTACCCTCAAAATTTCGATCAATGATTCCTATCGTTTCAACGTGGGAGACATTGTTTGTGTGGAAAACAGCGATGGTGACGGTCCGGTTGTTGCAACGATTTCGGACATTGATCGGACTACTGATGCTCGGTGGGCTACTCTTACGGTCAGTTCCTTTAGTCACTCAAATTTTACTACGGCGAAGTCGGGCTACATTTATACGAAAGCGGCTGCGACGACCCCGTATATGACGGCGGCCTATGTCCTCGACAAGGCTATTGACACGGGCGAAGGGATTGAGGCGAATGGCGCCCTCACTTCTATTGTGGTGAGCAATGCTATCCTCTATTCAAACTCCCTTATCAACATGACTGCCACAGCCAAGACGGATCTTAGTGTCGTGACTGATGGTCAGTTTACGATTCTGAAGTAAGGTTGGAAGGAGGATTGTGATTAAATGAAAGGTGCAGCTGGTATTGAAGTCCTTCAGTTGGAAGTTCTCAATAAGCTCATTGAGATGATCCCCATTCCGCCTTCTATGTTTTTCTCGAACCTGCTGGCGGCGGTTCCGTATGATTCGGATACTATCAGGTGGGAAATTGAATACAATTCTGGAGGCATGACCCCGTTTGTGGCTCCTGGATCTGTTGCTCCTACTGTTGGTATCGACGGTGTTTCGGAAGCGTCTGCCCGGGCAGCCTATTGGAAAGAGAAAATGTACTTCGATGAAGAATTTCTCAACAACCTTCGGCTTCCTGGGACTCATGCTACCTATCAGCGGGCTGAAAGACAGCTGGCGAGAGGGGCCCAGAAACTTAAAAACAGGTGTTCCCGAAGAAGGGAATGGATGGCAGCGAATATGTTCCTTAACGGCGCCATTACCTACTCCATCAAAGGTGGTGCTAAATTTACTGTAAGCTATGGTGTTCCTGAATCTCACATTGTTACGCTTGATTCGTCTCGGTATTGGAGTGATGGAGCGAGCAAGAACATTGTTGAGGACATCATGGATGCGAAGTCTGTCCTTCGGACGGATGCGGGGATTGCCCCCACCTACGCAGTTGTGAATAGCGAACTCCTGAAACTTCTGGTTCTGGATTCTTCTATTCAGGCTCTTCTTACGAAGAGTGCGTTTGGTGAAGGCGATCTCTTTGCTCGTCCGGCTCAGGTTATTGGTACTCTGCTTGGTGTTGGCACGCTCACGGTTTACGATGACCTCTATGAGATCGTTGCGTGGCTTACTGCTACTCCTAGTGGAACGACCATTTACCTTGACGATGTTTCTGACTTTGAGGTTGGTGGGACTGCGAGATTCATCAATATGTCCGCCTACAATACCTATGAGGACGAAACTATTTCGGCAGTTGATGTTGAGTCTGGAACGATTACCGTAGGTGCCGCTCCTACTGCTTCCTTTGTTGGGGGCAGGGATAAAGTGGTCATGCGGAAAAAGTTCATCCCCGACAATGTGTTCTTCCTCTTCTCCAACACCCAGGAAGAGGGGGTTGCTGTTGGTGAGTTTATGGAAGCCCCTTACGGTCTTGATCGTCGGTGGGGATTCTTTGCTGATTCTAAAGACGAGTGGGATCCCGAAGGGGTCTGGCTCCGTGTGCAGGACAAAGGGCTTCCGGTTCTTTACTATCCTGACACGACCTACAAACTCACGGTTTACGAGGAAGATGAATACTAAGTAAACCACTAAGGAGGTACAATCGTGCGAGTCGAATTGCGGATAACTCTGAAAATCGCAAGTAACAATATCATTCCGGCGGGGACGGTTTTTGATACGCAACTCCGTCCCCTGCCTGAATTTGTTCTGAATCGGCTCCGCAGGAAACAGGCAATAATCTTGTCTGCTACTCCTGCGGAGCTTTCAGCTTACGGGCTTCCCACTACCCTAGCTACAAGTCACCCTAGAGTTGGGGGTGTTCCCCCTGCTAGAGGAAAAGCTGAAAGGAAAAAGGTTGTTACTGAAGAGAAATCCGCTATTGAAACAGCGGAGGAACCCCCTCCGCACCCTGTTATTGATGAGGAGGGTTCAGACAGCCCCACATCTCTTGGCGAGGCTGCTAGTGCAGCCGATCCAGATATTGTCGCGGCTCTCGAAGGCGAACCCAAACCGAAACCTAAGAAGAAGAAAAGTACCACAAAGAAAAAGTTTGTAAAGAAAGAAAAGACGGAGTAAGGTGAAATGGCGCTGACGGACTCTGCTGATTTGATAGAAGCCATTGAAGTACAACTTAGTTCTTCCTCTGACCTTCTTACCGAACCTGGGTATGAGGCGGTTGCAGATAGTGTTGCTCAGGAATTAGGTTGGGCATATCCGATTATTGACGATACCAAAATTTATTGG